CCCTTGCTTTCTTAACTCTTTTTTTACTTTCATTTCAAAATCAATTTTTTTCATTTTTTTTATTTCTCCTCTTTTTATAAGCTAAAATTTATGCTAAAATAATAGTAGCCTTATGGCAAAATTTGGAGGTGGTGCTGATGTTAAAAGACCTTTTAAATTTGCCAGTTCTTTTTGCATAAATTAGTGCGTGAACAAGCCACGAAAAATAAGGATGCCACTCTTTTATGTCCTATTTGCTATTGGCTTTAAACTTGCAGAACTAAAACTGCATAAGTGATAGGATACCCCATAGAAAGAGAAAGGCTATTTTTTTCTAAGAGTTTTTAATCCCTCTTATAATTAATTTTTGAGAGAAATTTTAAGAGTTAATTTAAGAGCAAAGATTAAAAAAACTTTGCAAGGTATAAAAAGTTAAAAAATTTAGACATTAAAGATTAAAGAATAGCCCTTTAATCTTTTTTGGTTTTTATACTTCTATTAAGTTGATAATTACCAACTTAATATTTAAAAAAATTTACATAGTTAGTAATATTTTATATAAATCTTCCAATACTTTTTGATTTCCTTTTTTGCATTCTTTATAAAGATATTGTCTACTTCTCCCATCTTTTTTAGCCAGAAAAGTGAAGCTAGTATTTTTATCTATAATTCTCTTTTTTAGCTCTATAAGAGTTTTCATATTATCACCTCAAATATATTATAATATTTAAGTTGTTAAATGTCAACTTAATATTTAAAAAAATTAAAAGCTACTATTTAAAGTAGCTTTTATTTGTTACTATTTATTTATATTTTTCATAGCTTCTGCCATTAATTTAGCTTGATTTTCTATTTGTTCCTTTTTATAAATTTCAATTTGTTCTAAAACTTTATTTTTAAAAAAATCAGCATACAGTATTCCTTTAAACTTAAATGCACTAGAAGAAGTTGAAATACATATATTCCCATATCCTAACATTCTTCCTAAAATACCTTGACTAACATAAACGTCATTAATCTTGTCTAATGGAGCATCTAATGTTTGGCTTTTAAAAAAACCAACTTCTCCTCTAATTTTTTTATCATAGAGTATTAGATTTGTGTAAAAATACTTAATTAATGCTGGTGTTATAATTAATGCAGCTATTATTAATGGTATAACTCCAGATGAAAAACCTGCTATTGAAATAAACACACCTGCTTCAAATAAAAAGAAACCTGTAAAAATCCCAGGAATAATAAAAATTTTTTTACTAACTTTTGCTCTAAGTAATTCCTTATTCATAAAAACCCTCCCTTAATAATTTATATGTCTATTGTACTATAAAATTTATAGTTTATCAATAATTGAACAAATATTAAAATCAACAATCTTTTTTTTAATTTTTCATTTCTTCCAATACTCAAAAATTATATTGGCTTTCTACTTGAAACAATTTTAATAACTCTCCCATTAATTTTTAAATATTCTTGTTTTTCTATATCTATTAAAATATCATCATATTCCTTATTATCACTTTTTAAAATAACTATCCCTGTTTTTTCATCTACAACCATTCTTTTTATAAAACTTTCATCATCATAAGTAACAACATAAATTTTATTTTTTTCATATTCAATATCATTAGGATTAACCAAAGCAAATTCTCCTTCAATAATAGTTGGCTCCATACTGTTACCTTCTATTTTTACAAAAAAACATCCATCTGGAAAATCTTCATCTAAAATAGGCATTTTATATATTTCTTGTTCTAAGTTTAAATACCCATTTCCTGCACTCGCTTTACCATATACAGGTAAATAAATAATTTTTCTCATAGCATTTTTTATTTCAAAACTTTCTTTCTTTGTATGTATTTCTATATCTTCATCTAAAAAACCCACCATTTTAAATAATTCAATTATATCTAACTTTAACGCTTTTGCTAACTTTTTTAAGTAAATAGGATTAAGTTTTCTCTTTTTACCATTTTCTATTCTTGAAATATCTGATTTATCAATATCAGTTTTTATAAGCATTTGATTGGTACTATAACCTAGTTCTTCTCTTCTATTTTTTAAAAAATTTCCAATTTCTTTTGCTTTTTCTTCTGATAATTCATAATCTTTTTCTTTCATAGTAAAAACTCCTTTTTCTTTTATTTTATAATGTTTGTTGACATTTGACAATAAAAATAAAGAAATAATTAAAAAAACAGTTGACATTTGACAACTAATATATTATAATAAGTGTGTAGATAAGAAAAATAAATTTTTTTTAAATATTAAGTTGACATTTGACAACTTAATAAAAAAATGGAGAAAATATGAAAACAATAGAACAAATAAAAACAAGAATAGAAGAGCTTGAAAAAGAAATATCTTTCTTAGTATCAGATGCTAAGGAAGATGAAGATAGAAATTACATAATAAATAAAAAAGCAGAACTAAAATCACTTAAATGGGTTTTAGGGGAATAGGAGGGGCTATGAAAAACTTCACACTAGAATTTACTAATCACGAATGGAACTTATACACAGAAACAGATAACTTATATGGAAGCCAAATAGATAACTATTTCAAGTTACCAGACCTAGCATATTTAGAAGATGAATATACTTCTATAAATGCTTACTGGGATAGCAATGAACAAGCTGGATATATTGATATAGAGATAACAGCAGTTCACAGTGATAGCACTTATCCATTTAATTATAAATTCAATGATTTCAACAAGTTTGTTGAAGCATTGAACAATTTAGAAAATGAAATTGAAATAGATAAGTTGAATGTAAATGATTGGGAATATGAAAAAAAAGACCCATACGGAAGCAGAGGATTAAGCATAAGAGATTTTATATAGGAGGAGAAAATGGAAGAATTATTTTTTAAAGATAAAGTGAGTGCAAAAATATTTTATTTAACACAATTAAGTGGAGAAATACAAATGAAATTCTTAGGAATTACTATGGCACATTATACTAATAAAAAACTAGCTGAAAAATGGAGAGATGAACAACTAAAAGTCTTAAAAAATTGTGAACACGGTTTTAAAGACTTGGCTATTGAAAAATTAGAAAAACTTTATAAAGATATGAAATAGGAGGAGAAAATGAAAATAGGAATGAAAAAAACGATGAAAAAAAAGGTATTAAAAATAATGGAATTAGGATTAGAAACAAATAGAAAAATAAAAAAAAGCTTTTTTATGAATTATTTCGGACATACTAACAGTATTAGTATAGAAATTTATCGTACTGGTTGGTCTGAAAACAAAAAAGCAGATTATAATGAAAACATTTTTCTTGATTTAGAAAATGCAAGCAAAAAAATAATTGAAACTATAAAAGTATTAGAAGAATTAAAAGGAGAAAGAAATGCACTGTAAAACATTAAAAAAATATTGGAATAAAATACCTTTCCCAGCTGGAATAACACTTGTTGAAGCTGTGGAAATAATAGAAAAATATATAGAAATGGAGGGAGTAAATGAAAAAGAAATTAAGAGAGCTTAGAAAGAAAAGAGAGTTTGTAAAACTATGTAAGGGAGCTTTAAGGATAAGTTACTTCGCATATTGGGATCGTAATTGCTCTATAAAAAGATTTGGAGAAAAAACTAATATAACTAATATGGATTTTATCGCGAATATGAATTTAGCAGATAAACTTTGTAAATACTATAAAACAAAAGTAAAAGCTAAATCAAAGAAAAGAGGTGGTAAAAATGTTATATAATGAAGATTTTAAAAAGGCAAGTTTTAAAGATGTAATTAAATTTAAGATTAAATGGATAGTTAAAATTTTGAATTATCCATTTAAGAAGTTAGAAGAATTGATGTAGGAGGGAAAAGATGATTTTAAATTTTAGAACATTAAAAGCGAGTGAAATAGATGTGAAGCCACAAACAGTAAAGGAAAATGGATTTTCTTTATTGTTATATAAAAATGCCAGAGTTGATATGGATGTCCTAGATGAAACAGTAGGACCACTTAACTGGCAAAGAAAACATAGTAGAGAGAATGCTAATTGTATTGTATCTATTTATGATGAAGATAAAAAAATATGGGTAGAAAAAGAAGATACAGGAACAGAAAGTTTTACAGAAAAAGAAAAAGGACTTGCTTCAGATAGTTTTAAGAGAGCTTGTTTCAATTGGGGAATAGGTAGAGAACTTTATACATCGCCATTTATTCGGATAAGTGATAGTAAATATATCAAAAAAAATAAAGAGGGAAAATTAGCATTAACAGATAAATTTTCAGTTAAAGAAATAACTGTTGTAGATAAAGTTATTACTGAACTTGAAATAACAGATAGTAAAGGAACAGTTGTATTTTCTACTAAATCTAAAAAAACAACTAAGAAAGAACAAGACAAGGCACAAGAATATTTGAACAGTAGAGCTGGAATGATAGAAAAATTAACTGAATATGTTACAGGAGAAAGACTTGAAAAAACTCTAAAACATTTTGGAGTAGAAGCATTTTGGCAAATGACGGATGAACAATTAAAAGAGGCTTGTCAAAAAATATTTAAAAAATAGGATGGAACAAATGAAATTTTATGATGTAGCAAAAGATTATATTGAAAGAATGGAATATTTAGAACAAGGTATTAACTCAGAAACAGGAGAAATGACAGATAATTCAAATCAGTTAGCAATATGGACTGAGGAGCTAACACAAGATTTAAAAGATAAATCAGTAAATGTAATAGCAGTTGTTAGAAATCAAGAGCTTACTATTGAGGCTCTTGATAATGAAATAAAAAGACTACAAGCTATGAAAGATAGCATTAAAAAGAAATTAGACAAGTTTAAGACTTATATCAAAAGTTCAATGATAGTAAATAATATTGAAAAGATAGAAACTCCACTAGGAATTATTAAATTTACTAAGTCTACTACTACTGAAATTTATGATGAAAGTTTGATAGACAAGAAATTTATAGAAGTTGTAACAACTGAAAAAATATCAAAAGAAAAAATAAAAGCTGCTCTAAAAGCTGGGGAAGAAGTTCAAGGAGCAAAACTTGTTGAAAATAAAAATTTAAAGATAGGGTAGGTAAAAAATGAAGAAATTAGGTTATACAAGGCAAACTCAAAAACTTATATACTGGCTTTTAGATGACTTTGCTAACTTTTGGCAAGGAAATGAAGCAGGAGCAAGACCAAGTTTTATAGAGCTTGCATATACAAAGCAACTTATGAAGAGAGAGTTTACTAAAATCTACGATGGATTTGACACTGTTAAAAATGCTCAGGCGTTCCTAATTTCTTCAATAATAAACAAGGACAACCTGACAGTAGATGAACTTACAGACAATGTTATAAAGGCATTACAGAGCCTAGCAATTCAAAATGGAGGGTTTAGTCTATCGTTAAATTCATTAACACAAAAACAAGCCAATGACTTTGTTAAGTGGCTATTTGAAATGGCTATCTATTGGGAAATACCTTTAAGACAAGAAATTAGAGATTTATTTGCAGAAGATTATCAAGACACTTTTATATGGGTAACTTTAAAGAAAAAAATTTGTTGTATCTGTGGAAAGCCAGGAGAATTACAACATTTTGATAGAGTTGGAAGTTCAGGCTATAAATCAGATACAGGGCTAAATTATAGGGTGATGTGCTTATGTAGAGAGCACCACAATGAAGCTGACAACTGTATAAGTAGAATGGATT